CGAACTTCTCGTACAACCCATTGCAAGTCTTCTGGATAAGTTTATTCCAGATGCAGACCAGAGGAACAGACTCGCGCATGAAATATCTACAATGGCTGAAAGACACGCTCACGAGTTGGCTAAAGCCCAGATTGAGGTTAATAAGGAAGAAGCTAAATCGTCTTCGATGTTTGTTTCTGGATGGCGTCCAGCGGTTGGGTGGATATGTGCTACAGGAATGGGATTTAATTTTATCTGTGTTCCTCTTGGGAACTTTGTTGCTGGTGTCGCTGGTTATCCTCTTGAGATCGTGGCTCTTGACTTGAGCGAGATGATGCCGGTGTTGATGGGTATGTTGGGCTTAGGCGCAATGAGAAGTTTTGAAAAAACTAAAGGTGTAGCGAGGAACAAATAATGGCAATACCAGACAGCGGTATTTTTGAAAGAATACTAGAAGGCGTAAGAACTGGGGAGATAAAGCTAGGAACTGGAGACTTTACCTTTGGTGGAGGCTCTTCTACTGGCCCAACAGCAACAGAAGAACAGCAAAATAATCTTGATTTTCTTCTAGATAAAGCAGCACGAGGAGAGCTTACTCAAGCAAACAAAGATTTCTTGATGAGCATGACTGGTGTTCGCTACGGGCCGGGACAAAGGGAAAGACTGGCTGCTGTACAAGAGTCTTTAGCTGGAGGCGCATCAGGAGGCTCTCCCGGCGCTAGAGCAGGTATGCTCATCGGCGCTGCTCAAGGCCAGCGAGGAGGAACAGGCGGCGCTACTGTTGGAGCACAGCCTCCTAGAGGTTCTTTTGGCGGCCCAGCAGGAATTGACAAAGGGTACTATGCTGGTAGACCTTACGTAGATTACGTTCAGACAGACGAAGGCACTGTGGCAGTAGACCAAGACGGAAATGTTGTAAGCGACGGAATGGGCCGACAACAGCAGGGAATGGTATCTACTCAGCCTGTAGGCGAAGCTATTCCAGTCAACGTAGGCGGTGGAGGAGGCAATGTTAGCCCCACAGAAGCCAGCCTAAACGCCAACTTCATTGCTTTTCTTGAGTCTCTCGGCTTAGGCTCTTTGGTTGATCTATTTACAGGAGGAACAGGAATTTCAGGAGGAGGACAGTATACTAGTCCACTGCCTACTTATGATCCTTCTGCGGTTGCTCAGGACAGAACAAAGGTAGGGTACGACCCAATTAGGGGTGCTTACAACGTACCTGCTGTTATGCAGCCGGGATCAGCAGCGTACAAAGCCGGACTGTTTAACTACATTTATGGGCCTTACACTCAACCAATGGCTCCTACTAACCCAATGGAAGGAATTACTGTACCCGTTATTACTACTCCAATACAAGGGATGTAATGTAGATGGCTGATACTTATAACGTAATCAGGCACAACGAGAGCGATACTCAAGAAGCTGAGTCTATCTGGGGTGCTTCTCAGATCGACGAAAGTGTAGCTCCTAACTACGGAGGAACTGCTACTGAAGCAGAGCTTCGTAGTACCTATGATGGAAGTACTACGCTTCAGAATACGTTTGGTTCTTTTGAGAACTACTTAGGGTACATGACTGAAGCCAGTGAAATGCTAGGGCAGCAGAACTGGTGGAACGCAGAAGGTATAGACAAAAGGTCTAGGTCTGACATACTCAGAGAAGGAGAAGACCTTTCTACAGGTGCTGCTCAAGACACAACCAGAGATGACCTCAGACAGTCTAATTATAACGCTAGGCAGGGTCAGTACCAACAGTGGTTAATGTCTGAACAAAACCAAGCGTTGATGCAGAAGTACGGTATTGCTCCCACGATTACTAACGAGAAGGGAGATAAGTTTCACTGGACTGGATCAGGATACGTTAGAACGTACAAGGCAAACAGGTCTCAAGGTGCTGACATAGCCAAAGCTATCTTGGTAGGCATGGCGTCTTACGGTGTTGGTCAGGCTGTCGCAGGTGGTCTTATGGCTGGTGGTGCAGGAGGAGCATCAGCAGCAGGAGGAGCAACCACTGCTGGTGCTGTTGCAGCGCCTACAGCTACATCAGGTGGCGCTATAGCAAACTCTATTGCAGCCGCCACAGGATTAACTCCGGGAGCTGTCTCTTCTATAGCAGGGGCTATGGTAGGAAACGCAACAGGACAGATGTTGCTGACTGGAGAAATAGACCCTACAAAACTACTGATTAGTGGAGCTACAGCAGGAATACTAGAGACTGCTGATATTTTATCAAACATGGATCCTGCGTTGGCAGACTCAGCCACTTTAGGGTTTTTAGACGACAAAGTAAACCAGCTAGCAGACTTGCTCAGAACTGATTATGATACTGCTCTAAACATAGCAAAAGCTGTTTCTGTAGGTGCTCTAGAAGGCGGTGACGTAGAAGGCATAGTAAAGAGTGCTGTATCTGTCTTAGGGGCTGATTACATAGCAGACACCGTTCAACAAACAATAGGAACAACCGTCCCTAATTTGTTTGAAGAAGGTACGACAACAATCAACCCTAACGCTATTGAGGAAGTGTCTCGAATTGTTATTCGTGACGGTTTAAACGGAGAACTAGACCAAGGAACGCTTATTAGTGCTGGCTTGGGATACGTAAGGGAAGACGGAACCTTCGCATTCATAGATCCTTCTCCCCTGTTTCCTGAGCTTGAGACTGGAGATTTCTTTGACTTTTTGCCTGACTTTGAGCTAATGGGCGGAGAAGGTTTCGATATAGATATAGCCACTGACGAAGAAAGAGCGGAGCAAGCACTTAACCAGCTAACCAGCGAAGACATAGAGCAGGGGGTAGAACTAGAGCCTAGTGCAAACGTAATACTCCAGTACGATCAAGGCACTGTTGATGCGATAGAGCAGGTGCTCAAAGACGCAAAAGAGGCAGGTAGTGAGTTTAACGAGGCTGTAATTAAGCCTATTGTAGACGTAATACAAGAGGCAGGGTACGCCGTAGATGACTACATCTTGCAGCCTATCAAAGAAGGTGCCCAAGCTCTGTGGGACGCTATACCAAAGCCAGACTTTTCAGGAGGGCCAGACATAGATTTTCCAGACTTTCCTAGCGTAGACATAGACCTGCCAAAGTTAGAGTTTAGAGGAAGTATGCCTTTCGGTGAAGACCTAAAGGAATTTAGTCCTCTAGGAGCGCCACAGCTTGCTCAACAAACACAGATAATACCGAAGGCTCAGTTTCAAGGGTACGACCCTAGAAGATCCGGGTCACCGATTGTAGCGTCCTTATTTTCGGAGTACTTAGGATGACATATTTAGAACTAGTGAACAACGTCTTGAGACGTATGCGTGAAGACGAGGTATCTACTGTAGCTGAGAACACCTACAGCAAGATGGTGGGAGACTTTGTTAACGACGCTAAAAACATAGTAGAAGCAGCGTGGGACTGGTCTGGCCTTAGAACTACTCTTACAGTAACTACTTCTGCTGACATCTTTAACTATGTACTCACAGGAAGCCAAAACCGTGTCAAGGCGCTCAATGTTATTAACGATACCTCTAATGTTTTTATGGAGTACCGTCCAGCTACATGGTTTGATGATAACTACCTCAACCAAAACCCCGTTAGCGGCTCGCCTCAGTACTACACGTACAACGGAGTTAACAACAACGGAGATACTCAAATAGACGTATACCCTAAGCCTGACGGTGTTTATGCCCTTCGTTTCAACTGCGTATTTAGAAACCCTGAGCTAAGTGCTGATGTAGATGAGTTGGTTATTCCTTCTGCTCCGGTTCTTCATTTGGCTATTGCTTTGCTAGCGCGTGAGCGTGGTGAGACAGGAGGAACATCTGCTCCTGAGTACTTTGCTATTGCTGATAACTACTTATCTGACGCTATTGCGCTAGACGCCCAGAAGCATCCAGATGAAACCATCTGGTATACTCCATAAGGAACAATAATGTCCCAGCCTCTACAGAGTATTAACTTAGTAGCTCCTGCGTTTAAAGGCGTCAACTCAGAAGATTCGCCGTTAGCACAGGATCCTTCGTTTGCTGAAGTTGCAGACAACGCTGTTATCGACAAGCGTGGACGCATTGCTG